AAAATTGACGTGCGGCATTTCTTCGAGAGCATACCGCACGACAGATTGAAAGCGAAGCTGCGAAGGGTAATTGCAGACGAAAAGACGCTGCGGCTTTTAGATCTGATCATTGACGCGGTCGACGAAGGCTTGCCACTAGGCTACTACACAAGCCAATGGCTTGCGAATTTCTATTTGCAGGACTTAGATCACTATATCAAGCAAGAAATCTGGCTGCCGGAGAAGCAGGCAAAAGAAGAAGCATTCAGAAAGCGCATGGCGCGAAAAGGGATCACAGATTATCAAATGCCGAAATATCCGTGCGGAATTAAGAAGCTGGAGCGATACATGGACGATATTGTGGGGCTGCACGGAAATAAAAGAGAATTGCAAACAGCAATGAAAAGGATCTGCGAATACTGCAAAGACAAACTGGGGCTTATCATCAAAGAAAACAAGCAAGTCTTTTTATTAGCGAAAGAATACGTCGTGCAGCAAATCGACACGGCAACAGGAAAAGTCAAAGAGGTAAAAAGGGAAATAGGACGCGCGCTTGACTTCATGGGCTTTCTATTCCGAAGGACGCGGACGACGATCCGAAAGGCGATATTATACCGGATTACGCGGAAGGCGCGCCGGATAGGAAAGAAAGAGAAAGTAAACTGGTACGACGCAAGCAGCATGATCAGCAGCATGGGCTATTTCAAGCACACAGACACATACAACACGTATGTGGACTGGGTAAAACCATACATCAATATAAAAACGCTGAAAAAGAAAGTGTCAAATCACGGAAGAAAGGAAGGTGGAAAGATTGCAGCTTGAATGGAAGAAGGGCGAAACATACGAACCGGATCGCCCAGCAGACATTGAAATGGGCGTGCAAAAAGTGAAAGTGCGAAAGGACATCACACGCGCGACACGAACCACAGACGACGGAACGAAGAAAGTATGGGAATACTACTTCGCAGACATGACACCGAAGCAATACGACGAATACAAAGAGGAATTAGCACAGCTTGACGCGCCTTTTGCGCTCATGATCCGCGAGAACAACGCGGCGACGCTGGAAGCAATCGCGGAGATCTACGAAGCGCAGATCCAGAACGCGGACAACCAGACGGCGATCATGGAAGGGCTGGCGGATTTATACGAAATGCAGGAAGGAGAGTAAAAGAGAATGACAAGCGTTTATATCAAATTAGTGATCGCAGGCACAAGGACGATCGCAAGCGTTCCGGCAAAGAACATTGTCGCGGTAGCCGTAGGAGTTCTGGAGAAGGGCGCAGACGACGGCAAGGAATACGCGACGATCGACGACGTACCGGACAAATACAAAGAAGAGGTAAAAGAGAAGTTGCAGCTTGACGGCTACGACATACAGGAATAGGAGAAAAGAGCATGGAAAAGTTAAACTTTATTGACAAATACAACGCGATAGTGGGCGCGGTTATAGCGGTATTATCTGCCGTTTTCGGTCAGTTCTGGTATATCTTCGCCGCATATCTGATTTTCAATGTCTTGGACTGGCTAACAGGCTGGTACAAGGCATACAAGAAGAAAGAGGAAAGCAGCAAAGTGGGATTGAAAGGCGCGGTCAAAAAGCTAGGCTACTGGGCGATCATCTTAGTGGCGTTTTTGATCAGCGGCGTTTTCATACACTTAGGCGACGACATTTTGAATATTGACTTATCATTTTTACAGATGATCGGCTGGATCACAGTCGCAATGCTAATGGTCAACGAAGCGCGCAGCATTTTGGAAAATTTAGTTGAACTTGACTATAACGTGCCGGACGTACTGATCAAAGGGCTGGCGATCACGGAAAAGCTGATCAAGGCAAAAGAAGACAGCGAAGTCAAAAGCGAATAGAAGACAAGCCCCAGAAATGGGGCTTGCTGCATAAGAAAGGCGGTAAAATATGAGATCAGAAAACACAAAGGATCTATCAGACGAAGAATTGAAAGAACTGCAAGAAAAAGTCGCAGGAATGACAGACGAAGAACTGGCGGAATTTAGAAACAGCTTCGAAGCCGACGAAATGGGCTTCGTGCAGGAAGAAGGCGAAGCGGAATGAACATAAACAGAAACTATTTGACAAAGATCAACTTCACAGACAAAAACGACACCAGCCGGATCAAGTACATAGTGATCCACTACTTCGGCGGACTTTCTACGGCTGAAAGTCTTGCAAAATACTGGGCGAATACATACGCCGGAGCGTCTGCGCATTATGCGATCGGACACGGCGGCGAAATCTTCCAGATCGTAGAAGACGACGACGTGGCGTGGCATTGCGGCGCAAAATCATACAAGCACGCGGAATGCAGGAACACGAATTCAATCGGAATTGAAATGGCAGTCAAGAAGAAGTCCACAGACACGCTTCTGGCAACAGATAAAGACTGGTACTTCACAGACGAAACAGTCAACGCCACCGTGGAATTAACGCGCCTTTTAATGAAAAAATACAACGTCGCAGCGGATCACGTACTGCGCCACTATGACGTGACCGGAAAAACTTGTCCTAATCCGTATGTATATAACCAGACGGATCACACGTGGGAAAGTTTCAAAGCGGCAATCGCAGCGGAAGAAACGACGTTGACACCTATTTGCGGAAGCGCAGAAGCGACAGCGGATCAGATCGCCGACTATATGCTGCGGATCAATCCGAACACGGCTTCTTTCGCTTCTGAAATTGCGAAACTGTATATCGAAGAAGGAAACACGGAAGGCATACGCGGCGACATTGCAGCGGCGCAAAGCATGATCGAAACTGGCAACTTCACTTTTACCGGATCAGCGGTCAAGCTGGAGCAAAACAACTTCTGCGGTATGGGAGTGACAGGCGCAGGCGTAAGCGGCAACAGCTTTTCAAGCCGACAAGAAGGAATTCGCGCACAGATCCAGCACCTAAAAGCATACGCGACAGACGAAGCATTGAAACAAGAGTGCGTCGATCCGCGCTTCAAGTATGTTGAAAGGGGCTGCGCGCCTTATGTTGAATATTTAGGACAGCAGGAAAACCCAAACGGCAAAGGCTGGGCGGCTGGCGCAGGCTACGGCGCGAAAATAACGGCGGTACTTGATAAAATTATCGCCGAAAGCAAAACGGCGGCTAATTCGGGCGCAGACGAAGCCACAGACACAAAGGAAACGACAGCGCAGGACGTGACAGCACTTTCCGGAACGATAAAGATCATCTATGAAGGAAGCGACGGCGTAAATTATCGCACAAAGCCGGACTATAACAAATCTTCGATCGCTGGAGTAGTGAAAAAAGGTACAGTTTTGACGGTAATCGGAGAAGTGGGCGACTTCTACAAAGTAAAGTCGGGCTGGTACATCACGAAGAAAACGGATCTGGTACAGTTTACGGCGACAGCTACGAAAAAAACTTTTGAAAATCATCTATAAGGGATCGGGCGGCGTAAATTATCGCACGAAGCCGGACTATAACAAATCTTCGATCGCCGGATCTGCGAAATACGGCGAAGTGTTCACGATCGTGGGAGAAGAAGGCGACTTCTACAAAGTGAAATCGGGCTACTATATCACGAAGCGAACGGATCTTATAACAGTTATCGAAACGACAGCATAAAACAGCTTGACGCGGCAGCAGTCGAAGCGGTACAATAAAACAAAGCAAAGCCCCTTGAAAACCGACGAAGCCGCCTACATACTACACGCGCAATACACAAACGCGCGAAAATGCGCGGAAAAACGCGGCGCACAGCTTCCGTAGAGGAAGCTGCCAAAGAGGGTAAATTCTAATAAAATGGCTTAAAAAGCTTGTTTTAGGGCAAATCAGACTACTATTCGGTTTGATTTGCCCATATTTAATTTATCAGCATAAAAAAAGGCTAATTTTATAGAATATGTTATCATAATAAAAACTTGTCTAGGTGAAAATAAAGAAATGAAACAAATTATTGAATTTACAAAAAAAGAAACAGTACTAATGATAGCTTGTGTGCTTGCAATTATTTCAGCCTTTATAATAAAGCCAGATGCCGAGTATATAGGTTATATTGATTTTAGGACATTGGGAATATTATTTTG